GTAGATTTTATTACCGAAGACATTTGGGGAACTTTTGACAGTAGCGATATCGCCACCGAACGGTTTGTATATGCCAATAACAATTTTCATAAAAACAGTATTACCAATCGACTGAAACAATACTTTGAAGAAGTTTTGAGAAAGAACAAGGAACAGCAATTCAAAAGTAATACACTCTTCAAAATTATTACAGTAGGTGCCGTGAAAGACACCACCAATTTTGAACCAGCATGGAAAGAGAAAACATCAGCAGATTACTGGCGGGAGAAATTCAACAACATGCCTTACCGTTCTTTCATGCGAGAGTACATGCATGTGCATATACAAGATGGTGCAATTTTTAAACATGAAGACATACAATACTGCAAACCATTACCCTTAGATAAATATGATGCACTGTGTTGCTATGGCGATTTATCTTACAAAGAAAATGCCGACTACAAAGCATTGGTTTTGGTAGGTAAGGTTGGGCGTGAGTTTCATATTCTGCTTACTTATTTACGCCAAAAAAGCCGTGCCGATGCCGCTAACTGGCTGTATGATGTTTATGAAAAACATAAGCTGGCAAAATACAATATTCGCTATCTTATAGAAGGACTTTTTGCGCAAGACGAGTTTGTAAACGATTTTGATGAGGAAGGCGACAAAAGAGGGTACTACATTCCGGTAGTGGCAGACAAACGACCAAAAGGTAATAAATACGACAGAATTGAGTCTTTGGCAGGTTTCTTTGAAAAGCAGTATGTTTTTTTTAACGATGAGCTAAAAACCTCAGACCAACAAACCTTGACAGACCAATTTTTGGCATTTGAAAAAGGGAGCAATGCACACGATGACGGGCCCGATGCCATACATGGGGCTTTCAACTATGTAAACAAAAGAACTTATAGTAAAAAAACCACCTATGCTTTTGGGCGCAGGATTGACAATAGATTTTAAATTTTAAAAACAAAAACCATGTTTGTAGAAGTAGAAGAAATGAAATCGGTGATGTACAAATACCAAATGGATGAAATAACAGAAGCGGACGATTCTTTGGTAATGATAGCCATTCAAGCAGCCACCGACCAAGTAAAAAGCTATTTGAGACCGGGCAATAAAAAACGCTGGCAAGATGGACGACCATTATATGATGTAGGTACTGTATTCGGCAAATCTAAACCTACAAACGGAGAACCTGACGAACGCAATGTGCTGCTTTTGGAAATGGTAAAAAATGTAGCGGAATGGTACATCTTACGCCTGTCTAATGTAGATATCATGTTTGAGCATGTAAAAGACCGATACGATAGAGCTATTGACTGGCTCAAACAAGTACAAAGTGGCGATGTACTATTAGACCTACCTGTAATTGCTGACAATGCAATTGGTGAAGACAAACAGCCATTCCGCTTTGGTTCACGAATTAAATTTAATCACGAATAATAAAAAGATATTATGAAATTATACTTTGAGGCTTTTACCAAAAAAAAAGAAACCAAGCAATTAGCAGCTGGGGCATCAAATGATACACCTAAACGTTTTTTGCCCTATGAAATGAAAGCCGTTAGTCGGGTGCGACAAGATATAAAAAACTGGAACATTGCCTTAGATATGTCCAGAACAGACGAGCCTACCAATTGGGCAATGCAGTTGCTGTATAACGAAGCATTATTAGATGCTCATTTAACCTCACAACTTGAAAACAGAAAGCAGCAAGTCTTCTCTTTAGGTTTTTTATTAAAAACTGAAAACGGAGAAATTGATGAGGTGCAAACGGATTTTCTAAAAAATGCACAGTTCTACCGACAGCTAACCAATATAATGTTAGACACGAAATATTACGGTTATAATCTTGTGGAACTCGCTTTGGAGAAAACAAGCGACAAGCAGAAACTTACAATATTACAAATTCCAAGAACGAATATTACACCTCAAAACGGTCGTTTTTTTAAAGACTATACCAATAATCGTGATTTTATTAATTATCGAAACTTGGCAGAATTTGGTACATGGGTTTTAGAGTTTATTCCAAATGGCATTCAGGATGCTAATTTTGATTTAGGACTACTCAACAAAGCAATACCTCACGTACTATTCAAACGATTTGCACAGTCGTGCTGGTCGGAGCTGTGCGAGATTTATGGTATTCCACCACGTGTAATGAAAACCAATACGCAAGACAATGTAATGCTAAAACGTGCTGAACAAATGATGTCGGACATGGGCGCAGCAGCTTGGTTTATTATTGATGAAACCGAAAGCTTTGAATTTGCACAGGGCGTTTCCACCAACGGTGACGTGTACAAAAACCTAATGGATGTTTGTCGCAATGAAATTAGTTTATTGATTTCGGGAGCCGTAATTGGTCAGGATACCGTAAACGGAAATCGAAGCAAAGAAGAATCCTCTCAAAATATGCTTTGGGAATTGGTAAAGTCCGATATGGCTATGCTGGAAGACTACTGGAACAATACTATCATTCCTGCATTACAAAGAATTGGAATTTTAAAAGGAAATATAAAATTCGAGTTTGAACAAGCCGAAGATTTAGACCAACTCTTTAAATTTACTACAGGATTATTGCCCTTTAAAGAGGTGGACAACGATTGGCTGAAAGAAAAGTTTGGCGTAGAAGTTACTGGCAACCGCAACAGCGGAATTGATGCCAACCAATTAAGCGTAGATGATTTTTTCGTGTAAGGGGAATGCAGACCGCCCTTTTGAAACAGGGCACACCCATTCCCCATGCTGATAGTTACACCGCTTTGCACTTGCGTTTGGAAAAGATGCACTTTGAACACGAATGTGGACACGAACACATTAATTTAGCTTCTTTAAACAGCACAAAAAAAGCCTTTAAGCAGGTAGTAAGTGCTTTTGAGAAAGCAGCCAACCATGTGTTTGACAATAAAGTATTCAGTTCCAAAAATATAACTGACGAACCGGTACAAGCATACATTGGTGAAACCTATAATGTATTAAAAGATTCGATGCAGAAAGGTATTGCTTACGAAGTTCCGAAAACCATGCAGCGAGCTTTGGAGCAAGACTTGTTTGTGTTTTCGGGAATGAAAGCCTATACGGCACTTCGTGAAGTAGGCAGTCTTGCTTTTATTGATGAAAAAGGAACACCTAAAAGTTGGCACCAATTTAAACAAGATGCCGATAGGTTGAATGTAGCTTATAACAACACTTATTTACAAACGGAATACAACTTTGTAAATCATTCTGCCTCACAGGCTTCTAAATGGGTAAAATTTGAGGAAGACGGAGACGACTATAATTTGCAGTACCGAACTGCCGAAGACAACAAAGTAAGAGCCGACCACCAAACTTTAGCTGGAACCACCTTACCGCCATCTGATAATTTTTGGAACGATTATACGCCGCCAAATGGTTGGAATTGCAGATGTGTGACAGTGCAGGTGCGAAAAGAAAAATACACGGTGAGCGATAGCGAAAAGGCTATAAAGATGGGCGAAGAAGCCACCACCAAGATAGACAAGAACGGAAAAAACAGTATGGAAATTTTCCGTTTTAATCCGGGTAAGCAACAAAAGTTGATACCACCCAAACATCCTTATTTGAGTGGCGACTGTGGAAAGCTATCTGCAACTTTAAAAACGCTGAATTTGAGCCTTTTGAGTTTGGCAGACAAAAGGAAAGTGGCAAGTGCAGTAGATAAATGCAAGGCTCGAAAGGAAGTGGAGAAATTATTTGATGGTGTACAAAAAGAAATCAACCGAAAAAGTAGAGAGGATACAAGACAGCATTATGACGAAAAAATTGAGAAAGGCGAAAAAATAAAAGTGCCGACTACTGCTGAATATCTTGAAGAAATAACAATCTCAAGAGGTAATATAAAAACACTCGTTTCAAAACCTCACGATTATTTTTTAGAAAAAAACGAAGCCATAAAAGACTTGCCAAAACTATTAAACAAGTCTAAATACATAGGTTGGGCGAAAGATGAAGAAATTAATGGCGAACAAAAGCATCCGTTTGTTGAGCATTGGCAATACTACGAAGTAACCATTGCCGATAAAAAATCATTTATCTGTGTCAAAATCACAAAAGAGAATGAATACATACCGCACAGTGTTGAGAATTATAAAGATTTGAAGAATATAAAGGGATTAAAAAAGAAAGAGAAACCTCCGAAGGTAGGCTAACAGGTAACAACCTGCGCTCCTAAGGAGGTTTCTCTGTACAAAGTTAAACAACATTATTCAAATACGCAAATAAAAATAGTGTGGATGAAAAAAAGCAATAAATTAATATTGCTCTATAAAAGGCAGAAACCCAATGAATAATCATTGAGTCCTGCGGTCAACGAATCCGTAGAATCGTTAGTACAAAATTAAACAACATTATTCAAATACGCAAATAAAAACAGTATGGAAGCAAAACAAACGGTTACGATTAATGTAAAAGCTCTTTCAAATGGGCTTTCATCTCATCGCTCTCAATTGTCAATTCATCAACAAGAGATTGAAGATGCTATAACGCAAAAAACAAATCAAGAGGCAACGCCCAAAACACCTTATGAGAAATTGTTATACAATACATTGCAGTCGCTTAATTGTCCTTTTCACGAGTGTCAGGAAGCTGTCCTTCATTACAGAGCCGATATAGCTCAAGGCAAAACTGCTGAAAAGCCTCAAAAGGAATCAAACCGCCACCGGCTTTGGCATGCAAGTTTCGGACGAAGTACGAAAGACTGTCTAATTGGTAAGAATAAAAACGAATAGGGTGTGTACAGTATTCTTGAAGCCAACGCAATATCACATCGGCTGCTTCTCTGTAATCAGGAGGATCATGTTCGTCTTTTATATCAACTGTCCAATAAAGATATTCTCTATAAAACTTTAACCATTCTTTTTCTGACATATTTTCCATAATTCAAAAATAAGTAAAAATGAGCCAAGCGGATAAGATATACCAAAAGATACTCAAAGACATTAAAGTTGAACTTACCGAAGAGTTCGACCGCAATTTTGAGCGTAAAGCTTTCTTTACCAATCCTGCTTGGCAAGCTACTAAACTAAACATCAAGAAAGGCTCGTTGATGATGCGTACCGGAACGCTTCGCAACTCTATACACTCAGAACTAATAGCCGATGGTGTGAAGTTTAGCAGCTCGCAGCCTTATGCCAATCTGCACAACGAGGGCGGAACGCTAACCGTAACTGCCAACATGAAGAAGTTCTTTTGGGCAAAGTATTACAACGCTAATGGTGGCATTACTTATTCTATTAAAACCAAACAAGCCAACAATACCAAACGCAACCGTATGCTGAACGAAGAAGCTGAGTATTGGAAAGCTATGGCACTAATGAAAATTGGTTCTAAGATTACTATTCCAGAAAGGCGTTTTATTGGCGACCATCCGCAGGTGCAGCACCTTGTAAAACAAGTGGTGGACGACAATATGAAAGATTTGGAACAATACGTTACTAATATGCTAAAACAAAAATAAAATGAAAGAACTACTTACGGACATCCAAAACCGATTACTGGCAGAAGTGCCGGAATTAAAATATGTAGATATGGATTGGGGACAATTGGACTTTTACAATCCGCATCCGCCTGTTAAGTTTCCGTGTGCCTTGATTGACATTAATAGTGTGCAATGGTCTAACGTGCTGAAAAAAGGTCAAATGGGATTAGCTACCATAGTTATTACCGTGGCAGATTTGCGACTTAGCAATACCAGTGGTGCAGCTCCGCAAAACCAAAAAGACAAAGCAATGGAAATATTTGATGTACTGGAAAAGATACATATTGCCTTGCACGGATGGACGGCTCATGCTTCCTACACATCGCTGATACGGCAAACCAATACACTGCGACGTAGAGAAGATGGCGTAAAATTTTATCAGATTACATTTACTACCGAAGTAAAAGACGATAGTGCTATGC